CCAGGTGCGCCGGCTGATTGACCAGGCGCTTGTGCGCTGGCACGCGCGCCAGCAGCTCGGGCGCGCCGCGCAGCTGATAGTTCTCGCGTGGGTCGTGGAACAGGATCGTTTCCGCCAGGCGCAGCCACCACGGCTCGCTGACGCGCGCGGCGATCTGCTCGCGCAGCACGTCTTTGTCGATGGCGACGAAGAAGTTGGCCAGGTCGCACTTCAGGTAGAAGGCGGGGCGAGCCCAGTTCTGCGTGACGCTGCGGATTTTCGATTCGAGCCGCTTTGACGCGTACATTGTGCCGCGCCCAGGAATGCAGGCGCAGGTGTCCTTGATGAAGGAAGCGTAAAAACGCGGCGAAATCTTGTTATACAGCAGGTGGTGCACGACACGGTCGCGGAAGTCGGCGGCCCACACCTCGCGCGCTTTCGGGCGCGTGACGACGAAGCAAATCGAGCGGCCGGGCTTATACGAGCCGTCCTGCAGCTCGTCGTGCAGTTCGATCAGGTTGCGCTCCAGGTGCTGCTCAAACACCAGGGCGCTGGGGGTGTTGCGTTTGGTGCGGCGGCAGTCGAAATACGCGACGGCCAGCTGCTCGAGCGTGAAGTCCGCATCGGGATGATCTGCGGACGGCGCGGGCGCGGCCCTCGTACGAGCGGTTGTTGTTGTTCTGGTTGCCATTGTTGAAATTCTGATTCCACGCGTTAGAGGGGCCGGCCTGCGTCAATTCGTGCTATCTACGTCGCCCCACCGAAGGCCATGCCGATCAGTGGGGAAACTGCGCCAGGCCTGCCTGGACGCCGCCAGGTGGTTACTGCGGTGCGCATAGCGGTGGCCTTGTGAGCCAGCGGCACGACCAGATTAAAAAATTCGCACAGTCAACCCGGCCTTGACCGGGAAGCAGCAGGCGACGATGCGGTGTATTTCTTCCAGCCGCCGGCTTGCTTGCCGATCATGCTGGTCAGTGCGATGGCCGCCGCATACTGCTTGACCGAGATAAAGCGCAAGTCCCTGGAAAGCCGGAGCAGCAACTCGATCACCTGCGCGCGCTCGAGCAAATTGTCGAGATATGGCGTTTTGTCGCCCGCGACGTTCGCGCGGAAGATCAGCACCGTCAATCGCACGCACTCGTCGCGGATTTCCTTGCCAATCGATGCCTTGAAGTCGCGGGGCATGTTCCTGGTCAGCTCGGTCGCCACGACCAGCAGGTCGTATGCAACTTTGGAAATCGGCAGGTCGGTATGGTTGGCCATGTTGAAATGGTTAAAGGGTTAAATTTCTAATCTGCGGACGGCGCGGGCGCGGCCCTCGTACGAGCGGTTGCTGAGGTACTGGCCGCCAAAGTCGAAACCCTGATACCACGCGTCAGAGGGGCCGGCCTGCTCGCTGGACCAGTAGTAGCGCGGCTCGAACTCGTGTTTCAGGTTGGCGAACAGCAGCGCCTGCTCGGCGCGCGTAGGCAGGCTGTGGCCGAGCTTCTTGGCCCAGTCCATGGCCGCCTGCCACGTCACGCCGGTGGCCGTACCTGGCTGCAGGAAAAGGTGGTAGTCGGCGGCGCCGTCCTTACCGAGGACCAGGCCGGCGTAGACTTCGCCTTCCTGCAGGTTCTCGGCCATGAATTGTTGTTTGCTCATGCTGGGCTTTCGAAGTGAAAGAAAATTAATAAAGGATTAAATTGGCAATCTGCGGACGGCGCGGGCGCGGCCCTCGTACGAGCGGTAGTCGTTGGTCTGGTTGCCATTGGTGAAAAACTGAAGCCACGCGGCAGAGGGGCCGGCCTGCTCGCCGGACCAATACCAGCGCGGCTCGAACTGGTCTTTCAGGTTGGCGAACAACAGCGCCTGCTCGGCGCGGGTAGGCAGCTCGCCGCCGACACGGGCGGCAAAGGCGCCCGCGGCCTCCCAGTTGACGTCGTCGGCATCGCCTGGCAGCAGCACCAGGTGCTGGTCCGGCGCGCCGGCCACGCCGCGGATGATGCCGGCATAGATGCCGCCGGCGAATGCGGCGCCGATGGCGGCCGGGATGGTGGAGATTGCAACTGCGGTATTGGTGGTCATAGCTTCTCTTTCAGGTTGATTGCTGCATGGGTGAGGAATCGTTTTTACTGCTGCGGCGCACGACCAGCACTGGCATCGCACTGGTGGCACCGCGAAAGTGCGGTGCGGCCACTTGGCCGGCCGTCGCCGGCGCGGGTTTGACGCCCAGCAGCGCGTCGCGCGAGGATTCTTTGATCTCGTACATGATCCCGTCCAGGCGCACGTGGTGCTGTATGCCGTGCGTGAAGATCAGGCGCAAGCGCTGCTCCATGCCGGTGGCCTCGATATCGAAGCCGGCGCGCTCGACGACCTGGTAAAAGGTGCCGGGTCGCATGACCAGCGCCTGCAGCAAGGCGTAGGAGCGCGAACTCGGGTGAGGAAGGCGTGGGCGCTTCATGCTGCGTCTCGCTCGTCTTGCATCCAAGATGGCAGCGGCATGCTGATATCGTTCTCAGCGCGCAGTGGCATGACGATTGCAAGGAAGTCAGCATCGAAATCGAAGCGCGCCACCGTGCATTTGTTGCCGTCACCGCCGACGTTGAAAAACGTCAGTCCATGAAAATCGCGGTAGCTTTTGCGGATGCCGCTCGCCCGTCTGGCGCTGACCGCTGCAGCGTTCAGCTTCATCAAGAGGGGGGAATTGATGACGCCAATCAGGCCTGGCTTCAAGTCAGCAGCTGGCGGAACCACTTTCTCGAAGCGCGGGTACGGTTTCGAAGGGTCGACAATCGGGTTGCCTGCCTGGATGCAGATGTCGTTGCCGTTTCCGTCGATCACGGTCAGCCGACCATTGCGCATCACCACCTTGCGATTGCTGTCGATGCCGGCCGCGCACGCCGCCAGCACGTCAGTACCGATAACCAGGGTAACTTCTTCGAGGCAAATTCCATCCGGGTCACGAAAAACCCCGAGAATCTGACCGTTGGTCGCGCAGATAGTTACACCACCGCCCGACAAAGGCCGCACGTTCAGGCCTTTTAAGTAGTAGCGAGGATCGAATTTGGACAAGAATGGCGCCACGATAGGCAGGAATTTCGCAGTCAGCACCAAGCTATCGTGTGCGGAGGCTTGCGTGCCAGCTGTCGTGCCCATCGGTTGCTGGCTCAGTGTCTTCGTGGCGCTCACAATGCACCGCCATTCACAACGCGCAGGCTCTCCAGCTCGCTTTCCAAGCGGTTGCGCATGGCGACCAGGCAGCTGGCCTGGACGCGGCGCCCTGTCTCGATGCTGGTCAGGCGGTCGATCTCGGCTTGCGCCGACCTGGCGCCGGCACCCCAGCCCAGGACCAGTACAGAAACCAAGATGATGGCGGCGCTGACTGCTGGCTCGATTTCGCCCAGGCTCACGGCTAGGCTGCCTGTGATGATGCCGATGATGGCCATGGCGATGACCAAGTAGGTATTGAATTTCATGTAATGCCCTTAAGAAAAAAGCAAAGAAAATTGATAAATAGTTAAGTTGGCAATCTGCGGACGGCGCGGGCGCGGCCCTCGTACGAGCGGTTGACGTTGCCCTGGCAGCCATCGTCGAAATCCTGACCCCACGCGCCAGAGGGGCCGGCCTGCTCACTGGACCAGTAGTAGCGTGCTTGGAACTGGTCAGGCAGGTTTGCCATGAGCAGTCGCTGCTCAGCACGTGTTGGCAGGGTTGCGCCCTTGGCTTCGGCCCACGCGCATGCGGCTTCCCAGGTGACGCCGTCGGTGTCGCCGTCCAGCAGAACTAGGTGCTGGTCTGGCGCGCCGTCGGCGCCTCGGATGATGCCGGCATACATGCCGCCAACGAAGGTGCTGCCGATGGCGCCGGGGCCCGCCAGCAGTTCCAGGGCGGAAAGCGCATCGCTGTAGTTCAAGCGGGACATGCGCGCGTCGGCTTGGGCCTGATCCATGCCCCAGGTGTGCATGAACATGGCGCGGATCTCGGCGACGAGTTCGCTGTCTTCGGGCCACAGTTCAGCGTCGACCAGACGGTCGGCGATCAGGTCGATGGCTGATGCTGGCTTTGCGCTAGGCTGCTCGCTGGCATTGGCCTTGATGATTGCGTTGCATTCAGCGCAGGTGAGGAAGGGGATTTTGACTGTAGCGCTGGGCGCTGATGTGCTGCTGGCGGCGTGTGACATTTTCTCTCCATCGGTTGAGGTGGTGCGTCGATGGAGGTGACTATATACCAGAAAAACTAGCAAGACAAGAAAAACTAGTATTTTATGCCGTGACTTGCTTGCCTGTGACTGAGTACATAGGCTTGTGGAAAGGTGAATTTATTGAAAGCCGTGCTCTTCCGGCAGACTGTAGAGTGTGCCTTAACTCTTCATCATTCTTATGAAGCTGACGAGGACAATGAAAAAGACAATAAGGCTTATCCAGATGGAGACGTTATTGGTTTTTGTGGCGTTCTCTAAAAGCTGATTGGTAGCTTGTGCATTAATAGCCATGGTCTTGTCTATCGATGCCTGGGTTGCGGCGTTCAACTCTTGTTCGTATAGAGCGGAGAATTTTGAAATGTCTTTAGGCGGTAACGTTTTGATGAATGCCTCAATTTCGTCGCTCTGGTCAAGGGCTAGTTGATGAGTATTTTTCCCAGCGATGGCAGCGGCCTGTAGAGCTTCGAAGTTTTTAACAGCTAGGTTCCTTACAAATGCTCTATCTATAGGCTGCGCAAGGTTGCCATCGACGGACGATGGCATTTCTTTCTCTAGATTCATACTTTCCTCAGATTACTGTTAAAAAAACAGCAATGTATTTATCGACGCCTTGTCTTCCGGCGATGCTCCGCCATGACGCCAATGATGATCAGGGGAATTTCATCGCTTCGAAGCGTAGGATAGTCTTCGTTGAGCGGAATTAATTCAAAAACCACTTC